TGCCTGAGTGTACTCTTTAAAAGCTTCGTTAGCGGCCTTAGTTAAACCAGGACCTTTGCCTGTATCTTGGAATTTTGAGATGAGATTGACAGTAATAGGCAACGCGATGGCTACTACTCCTGCGCCTATCGCTGTACCAATACCCGGACCGCCGATCGCAGTACCTAGGGCAGCACCGCCAGCAGCACCCATTAGGGCTGCGCCTAAGAAATCCCACATGCCGGGATCGCCACCCTTTAGAAGCTGCAATGTAATGGGAATCGCAATTAAACCGATACCCATCAAGCCTACTAAGCTTCTATGGAGAAAACCCGCTTTGGCTGCTGCAATTTCTGCTTCGGTCCCAACAAGCCTAATACTTCCAGTCATTAGCTTATAGTTGGCGATTAGCGCGAGAATACTACCGGCCATGTTGACAAAGGTACCGACTAGCAGCGCACTAACTGATCCCGCGACAAGGCCAACGCCTACCCATTTTCGCACCCCACTACTAAGATTTTCAAACCAATGTGCAGCGGACTCAATCCAACCAGCGAGCTTGAGCATTGCTGGAATAGCAGCTTCCCCAAGAGTCAATACAAGAGCACGCATCTCATTTGTGAAGATTGCCCATCGCGTACCGGGGGCTTGTGCCATCGCTTTGAGTGCTGCATTGAATTCTTCTACGTCTTCAATAGCAGACTTTTGCAAGAAAAGATATTCTTTTACATGACCTACTAGGAACGTGAAGGCGTTTGCAGCTTCAATACGAGACTGTCGACCAATACCCCGACCGCGACCTACGGCGGTAAGCTCCTTGAACAATTGGCTAGGTCCGCCGAATTTCTCAAAGAGTCCGAAGTTTTGTGCCATCCCCTTAATGATGTCGGGGAGAGGCTTCAACTTCCCTGTAGCTTCAGCGCCCTTTGTAATATCTACACCGAATTTGAAAGCGCCTCGTTGGAAGTCTGGATCACGAAAAGTCTGAAGCAATCGAGCGATACCAGTTGCCCCAACTCTTTGCGACGGCTGCAAACGAGTAATGGCAATCATTGCACCTGCTACATCTTCAAGAGATTGCCCTGACGCGGTTGCCGCAGGAGCAACTTTCTCGAACATCGCATTCAAGTCGGATAGTTGCATACGACCGAATCGCCAAATAGCAGTTAGCAATCCCATCGTCTTTCCGAGGTTCTTGCCCGCGCTGTCGAAGTTGTTAACTGCCGTAATTCCTAGGTCAGTTGCTACTTCTAGATCGCTACCCGTAGCAAGTGCAAGTTGATTGAAACTCTTGAGTAGTTTTAGACCGCCACCGAACGAGACTGTCATCGATGAGAAGATGTCGAATGCGGCTTGCGCCATTTGATCCCCGGTTGCGGGGAATTGGCGCATAAGATCAAGTATGCCTTCAATGTGCGTGCCGCCGTTATCAAAACCGTTGGATAGTTCGTCGGCGCGTCTTATGACTACTTCAGCGGACTCACCCAATTGGCGCGTCTGCGTTGCGGCGAGAGTAACAAGTTTATTGTAGTTAGCGAATGAGTTAGTTACGCCTACCGATATTGCTGTCCCGACTAGCCCGGTGAATTGTGCTGTACGTCCGGCATGCGCAATCTGTCTACCCCGTGCCTCTTGCCGTAGTAACGTATTCTGACGCGCAATCATGGCATCGCGTGCTCTCGCCTCGGCCATAACCTCCGTATTAATGCGCGTTTGTAATGCGAGGATTTCCTTGAGCTTAACTTCCTCTATTCCAAGGTCACTTAGAATCTTTTGGAGTTGCATGTCCTGCGCACGCAGAGTATTAACCATTGCCTGCGCTTGTGTTGATCGGGCTTTACCCTTGCCCGCGAGCAAGTCTTGTAAGACCGCTCCCCTATAACCCATATCACTAAGCTGCTTCTCTAATCTCAGGCGTGCGCGCAGAGGAGCAATACCTTGCGCAGACATTGCTTGTTTCTGTAGAGAAGAGATACGACCTTGCGATGCTGCTGCTCTCTCAGCCTCCCTAACGACTTGACTTTGTGCTGCTAACTGATTACGATTAGCTGCTTCTGTGGCAGTAGCGAGCGAGAGGATGTCTCTACGAAGACGTTGAATATTCGTCGTACCGTACGACTGAATAGACAGAATAAGACGAAGCTCTCGCCCACCGAATGCCATGGTTTACAGTGGCCTATCTATCACGTAGATCACCACAGGGCCGATGCGCGGTTGCTCTGAGCCAGTGGTGAAAGTTATAAATAGTCGTAGTTTCGTTCCGGCTGCAATCAAACCGCTAGGACCAGCCGCAGAAAGATCTAGGAGACAATCAAGTCGCATTCCTACGGCAGTGCCCGCGACGTTATTGTAGATGAATGAGTCATCTTCCTTTTGGAGATCGTACTTCGGTGAAGTACCCGAAAGACTCCCAAGCCCATCCGTCGTGTCGTCGACTAGAACCGGAACGATTTCTTTGGTGCCTTTAGCTAAGAAGATCGTGGTAGTCGCCATTAGATTACCGTTATCCTATACTTGCTGGAACTGGATGCAATCCACTTATTACTATTGATATCGTCCAAAGTCGAGACGATCCATTTATTGTGCGTACCTCGGGGGTCAATAGTGAATTCGAACGGAAGATCCGTACCAGGAAAATAGAAGCGTGTTTCGAGTAGATTGAGCGGTAATGTAAATTGCTTTGCGTAGAACAGCCCTTGTGTCCGTAATGTGCGGGACGGGAAGCCTGTAGCGTAGGAAAATCGTTCTTTTTGCGGAAGAGTAAAAGCTTGTACGGCCCGTGTAGGTCGTCTTTCGGGAAGAGTAATAAGAGGTCCGAAACGTCCAGGCGTTTGCTCTTTTTGTATGGGGGTATGCGCGTCCGCAGATTCTACCGTCGTAATGACGTTAGCCCCAATGTCTACGAGTTGTTTAGGTCGCCAACTCACGAGTCAGTACGCTCTTTAAGGCGGTTCTGCGCGTCTTGTTTATTCCCACTAGCACCATCGACAGTACGTTGTGCAGCAAGAATTGCCTCCATTCGGAATAGCGCTCTTGGAGGCTGTTCAAGTAAACCACCGGAATAGGGGAGAACGTGTAGTCTCTCCGCCATTCCGGTGATCCTTATCCAGCGCCTAACCTCAAGAACTAAGTCTCCACCGAATGTAGTGGAGGCTTGACGCTCTCGTCCTGCAAGGAGCCATTCTGCGCAGGTATAAAATCCTCCTCGACTTCCTCCTCATTGTTCATCTCATCGATAAGGCGTTCAATTTCTGCTCCAATCCTAGGATCTAGGATCTTGAACGTCATATCAATAGAGCGTTCGGAGAAGTCTAGCGCGACTCCATTGTCGTCTGTGATGTTATGCTCTTGGATGCATCGCGGGAACGAGAAGCGGTTCGACCAACGGTTAGCGATTTGCACTGCCATTTTCGAATCCGCATTACGACCGGATGGGCCGCGCTCCATGAGCATCTTTGTGGCACCGTCGCGCCTTTCGAGCATTTCATCGTAGGAAAGTTGTCTTAGAACTACATACCCATCAGGAGGTAGTGTTCGCAAATCATGTTTAATCGGTTCGTTACGACGAGTTCCTACTGGCATTTCCCTCTCCTTAATTTTGGCTATTTAGCCGCCTGCATACACTTGCACTCGAACAGATGCAGTATTTGTACCGTCATTGGCGGTAACTGTGTACGTGCCCTCCTTTGCGGGTCGCCAATCCATTTCTTTGTAGCCTGTAGTATCGGCTGCTCCACCTGACATCGTGCCTCCGCCGAATGCGAAGTTAGTCATCGTCTCGGTAGTAGCAATCGAGTTGCCAGCAGTGCCAGCAAGATTTGCGTGGAGTATGACCGTAGTCGCAGTCTTCTGTCCCGCAAGCACGTCGGGATGAGCTACCGTCCCGGTACTATATGTCGTACCCTCGCCTGCGGTACCATTGATTGCGGACTTGAGATTATCGAGAGTAGCCGAGGCATTTGCACCGATAAGAACCTCATAGGCAACGGTCGGACCAGTGGATAGGGCGGTTTTAAGAGTATAGACAGTCGTACCAATTGTTACCGTCTCAGCGTTATTGGCCACGCCGGACGAAGTAAGCGTTGCTGTAGCGTGCTCTGTAATAAGATCGTTAGAGAGAACACCGCCAGCATTAGTAGTAATTTCTGTAGCGAATCCCATGGGGTCGATCCTTACCGATGTAGCAGTCGATGCTGCAAAAGCCTCGCCAACAATCGTGACTGGCTGACCGATTCTAACCGGATTAGGTATTGCTGTAAGTAAAGCCACTTTATCTCCTAAGTAATATTGACGGGGGACTTAACTTCCAACTTGTATGAAGTACCGCCAGAGATACCAATACCGCGCATCGTCACTCCAGCCATAATCAGATCGCCAAGGCCAGAAAGTCCTAGATCGTATGTCTCGTAGACTCCACGGTAAACCTGTAGTCTGACTGCTTGCGTTGCAGCAGCGTAGCTTGCGCCACCAATAAGCGACTCTAGCTGAATCGCTTTTTGCGTAGTAGCAACGAAGAAGTCGTATTCGGTCTTGTCTATGAAGTCAAGCTCAGTAGTGAGATTAATCTCAGTCTCACCGAACGAGATGTAACTTGCGCTACGATCGCGACGAATGCGGTTCTGCGCCGAAGCATTAAAGTTAGCCTGGAACTCATAGCCATTGAAATCGGTGACCGGAGTGTACGACGGAGTAATAGAAGATGCACCAGTTGAAATTTCGGTTGCATCGGCACCAAAGAGTGAAGGAGCCGCCCAAGTAGGTGTATGGCCGGATGCGGCGTTATCCTTCTCACCGATGAGCGTCCCGCCCATCTTCAGAATGCCGCCGTCAAGGAAGACTCTAAGGTTACCGATAGTACAACCAGAGTAACCGAACTCAATGCCATTGCGCTCGATTGTGATAGATGCTGTGCGCTGGACGGCACCCGACGCGGCGGTCGAAGTCGACCCCGCCGTAGACGGTGTAAAGTCATAGGTGAATGGACCCGCACCAGCCTTAACAATATTGTGGCGAGTGCAGTAAAGCAAATACGGAAGGAAGTTAACATCAGCTTCCATCTCGAATTCGCCCTCAATGTGGTAGTACCCCTGCTTCACATCGGAGACTTCGGTAGCTTCGCGAATCTGCGGAGAGAAATAACGATCCTCCATGTATCGGAAACTCTCGGAGATAATTGGAATGTAGATAGTTGGTGCGACCCATGTGCCCTTAGTGGTTTCAAAGGCGAAGCCCAACCAACCACTACCAGAAAGTCCCGCTGGCATTAGTCGTCACCCACTTTCACATTACCTACAGTAACCCGAGGATCCTCTTTAAAGGCTGCCGACAACTTTGATCCTGTCTCCGCTTCAAAGAAGTCTACCTCTTCCTGCGAAAAATCCACTGTTTGCCCGTTGACTAGCGTACCCAAGCCGCGAACATAAAGCTCAGTTCCGTCGGGCAAGCTAGCATCCTTCAAACTGACCTTCACGCTCGCCTCCTATGCATCATCGAAGTTGACTTCGGACCGACCTTGCCATACGATTCTTGTAGCAATAACTCGTCTATTATCCGCTAATCCAATTCCCGGCAGTTCGTCTGTCACATGCCCGAATATGATTTTATTTTTGTTCGGGCCAGGATCGGATGGATCTTCTAGAGTCCTAATACCTCTCTTGTGGAGAAACTGGACAATACCTGTAGCCAGTTTCATATCTGTCAAACTACGCTGTGCGTATGTTTCCTCGTAATCCGCATGGTAGATCCAGAAAGACATTTCGAAGTCGACCAAATACTTTTGGGTACCGTGAATTTCACGACGAACTGGCCCTACTGAAATGTCTAGAACTGGATACTCTGGTCGTAGATCTTCGTCCTGAGTAGCGACGTAATTGATTCCGAGTAATTCCTTATTCGCTTCAAAGATATCTTTGAATCGTTGTAAGAATTCTTCGGGTCGAGAATAGTAAGCCATCTATGAATTGAAACTAGCAAATCGACCACTAGGCGCTCTAAATTCAGCAATCCGTCCTCTAGCGCCTACAATCATACCCTGATCTACCCACTCGTTAAAGAGCAGAGTTAATTCCGCTTGAGCTTGAGCACTAAGAGGAATAAAAGAACGTCGGGGCACTCCCCTACTTCTACCCGCGCCCTGGGGCTGTTCATGGAATATCCAATAAGGAGGAAGTTCCGTAGTATCGAAAAACAGTCCGCGAGGAGTGACTTGCCACGTATTAGGATTGATCGAATCCTGATACATCTGAGTCGTGAGGCGAAGAATGCTAACTTGATTGTATGCAGGTTCTTTAAGCTCGGGCCATTTCCTACCCTGTGGATCAGTTTCACTTTCGAACTTTCG